GTCTTTAAGAATTTGCGCTTGCTTTTGAATCTTATCGTAGTCACGCCCTGTGCCGTCAACAACAACACCAAGTCTGCCCTTGAGAACAGTTTCTTGTCTCTTTGCAGTAAGTGTCTTTGCACCGCCACGAATTTCTTGACCTTGTACAGAGAATATATCTTCTGGTGTTGTAGAAAGACCAGCCTTCTTCAATGCTCTTTCAAATGCGTCATCAGAGTTAATAACGACAAATCCCATCGAAGCAAGACCTGTTTTTTTCACTACGAATGATTTACCAGAACCTGGTCCACCAGCAAGAAACACTGCTTTGAAAATAGCAGGGTCATTAACACCCTCTTCTAAAACTTCTTCATATTGAATTATTTTATCCGGAGATTTGAAATCTTTCTTACGCATAATTGTTTTATTAACAACTTCAAACTTACCGTTTTTGTAATTAATAACGACGGGTAGATTAAGATTGGTAGTCAAGTCTTTCAATACTACTTCTGTATCAGCATTTTGTTTGATGCTTTTACCCTTCTTGCGTTCAATCTTCTTAAAAAACTTCTGAAGTTCAGCGACTTTTATTTCAGGATTGTTTCGTGGGTCATTGAGTCTATCTACAAAATGTTTTGTAAACTCAATATCGATATCATACTTTTGTAGGATACGGTCAGCAAATTTTTCTAATTGATCAATCTGTGTCTGATTGACCTTTTCTACTAAAAAACTTTCAAACGTCTTGTCAATCGATTCTTTTCTCATTGACTGTCTGTTCTTTGTTTGTGTATCGCGAGTACGAGCCATATCTAACATACGATCATGCTTTGCTTTATCGGCTTCTTTCTCTCTTGCGATACGAGCCTTTGCTGCTTTTTCAGCTTGTTGTTCTTTAACCTCTGGTTTCTTCTTTTCATTATCTTTGAAGATTGGTTTCTTACCAACCGCAGCACGAGTCTTATCAAAATCTTTTAGTCTCTGTAATGGAGACTTTGCTTCGTTTGTTTCAACTTCTTCTTTTGGCACACAGTTAGGAACCGTCTTGCCGTTTTTCTTTTTGGTACCGACAGCAGTATATCCTGCCCAACAAGCATCTTTGAGTTTACCTGTTGGTTCTTTTACCTTTTCTGCTAGATCAGAATCAAGTTCCCATGCCTTACCACCATTGATAAATGAGTTGACACGATTGAATCCAAGATCAGGATTATCCTCTCTTTCAAACACTTCAAGAATAACATCAAGAGGAATACCTGTCATATCAGATTTCTTTTTGAGACTCGTAAATGCCTTGAAAGACTCGTTGGTTTCTTTCTCATCAGCCTGCGACATGCGACGAAGTTTATCCCGCATCTTAGCAAACATAGATGGATCATCTTGTGTCGCATCAAGAAGACGATTCAATAGTTTAAGAATAAATGGTCGTAGTTTTGGATTCTGAAGTGACTTAGACCCACCCTTCAATGCACGAATGACAAGCATACGTTCTACAGGATCACGGAATGCTTGACGCAACATTGTAACGAGTTTGCTATTTGTACCTTCGTCCTCCTCTTCTTCCCAAATCCTTTGAATCGGTGCTTGTGTAGACTCAGAAAGCATAGATTCAAACCGAGCATCAATCGATTCTTTTTGTGGACCACTCCTTGCTTTCTTCAATCTTTCCATCTCAGCTTTACGAATCTTTGGCAACAGTCTCTTACTAATCTTTCCAACCATTGCCATTTTCTTTTGAATGATACGATCAACCGACATTTTAGCGCCAGGAGATAAAGAAGCGTAGTTCTGACCTTGCTTTCCAGCAAACCGTTTGCGTAGAAGTTTAATCGCTGCTTTTCTCGATCTCTTCTCAAGACGTGGTTTATCAGCCATTCTTTTCTTACGAATCTCTCTTTGACGTTTCATCCGTGGAGCAAGTCTCTTCATACGCCGACCAATAGCCATACGTTGAGAGATATTCAATGGTCCTCTTTCATCTAACTGATCGAATACTTCTTCAAACTCTTCATTGATATCGATATCTTCATCAAGAGATTCTAAGTCTGTCATTTGAATAAATGCGTCGAGTTCCTGATCTGTAAACTCAAATTCTTCATCATCGATTTCAATTGATTCTGATACACCCATAACTTTTCGTATCCTATTGTAAATGATTGTCTTATCTCTTTTACTTAGTGTCCCCGGCAATCCACCTTCAAATGCAGACTGTTCTCCAGCCTGTGCTGCTGCTCTCATCTTTGATGCAGACATACCAGAAACATCATCCGAATCCGGATCCCTGTCGCCCGCTGAGACGACATCGATTTTATCGAATGTAAATTCTTTACCGTTGTATTTGTTGAGGAGAGTCTTGAACTCTTGAACACGATCTGAACCGACTACAAGCACAACTTCAGAGTGCTTCATAGTCTCAAGTTCTTTCATCACTTCAATGATTGTACGTGCTGTAGATTTAGTAACACTTGGTCCGAATGCTTTTCGAGCATAACGAATTTTTGTGTTATAATCGAGAGGATTCTTTTTGGCGTCTTGCGAATGCGAAAGATAGACATGTGGTGTTGCACCACGTTTCTTCGCTTCTGCTTTGACCTTGTCAACCAACTTTTGGTGACCGATTGTGAGGGGATTCAATCTTCCCCACGTAACGACTGCTTTTGTCATACCGTGTTTTCCTTGGACTTAACGGATTGAACTATTTTTATTATTTATAAAAAACTTTATTTTTGCCAACCTTTGATAATTTCTGGACTGAAGTTAGCGCGACTGAACTCAAGACGGTCAACCAACTTAACTGCACCACCTGCTAACTTATCTATTGCAACGAAACCTTCCTGGCGTGTAACCTGGAATCCCTTTGCTGTTCTTAGCAACGTATCGATCTCTTGTGTCTTATCAAACTGAGCGATTACCATACCCTTGAGTTCAACAAGAATCTTCATAAGACCAAACATTGCCTCTAACTGATCCTTATGCATAGCAACTTTATTGACCATATCATTACGCTTGGTAGTCCATTCGGCTTTGCCCTTTTCGGATTTTTTCTTATCGATTTCTTTTTGATACCAATCGTTGAGATACATCACAAGTTCTTTTGCCATCTTATCAGATGCAGGAAACTGCTTGCTTCCACGAACATAGGTATTGACAAACGTCATTACTTTTTGGCGTAGGTCTGTGTCTCCAGTGATTGCACGGAATGCATCACCATCCATCTTTTGAAATAGTTTACCAGCACCTGATAACATCGTATCAAACTGGTCTGACTCTTTCGGTGAGAATAGAGCCTTACCAGAGATATCACGATATGTAGCATCATCCATCCAGATTGTAGGAGACTTCTTAAACTTACCGACAATACCCTTACCAAACGAAGCAGACATGTTCTGAATCGTTTTGCCTGTATATGTCGTATGCCAGACAACACCAATCTTCGCTTTTGCAATCTGTTTACCAAGAGCTGTATTGACAGGAATCGCATAAACGATTGTGTTGGGTTGGAACGTGTAATACTTCTGCCCCTGAATCGTCTCAACCTTCACGTCACCCTTCGTGAACATCATATCGCCTTGATACACACCAGATTTGATACCGAGTTTAGAGAACTCAGCAAGAGCGATTGTAAACTTCTTAGCAAGTTCACCAGATAGTTCTGCTTTGATATCAGCATTCGTCTTATACATCTTAGGCGTCTTGGCAAACAAACCTTTCTTTGCAACAAAGAACTTACCGTCTGCAGGATCAACACCAGCGAAGATAGCAGGAGCACCATCCCACTTGACTGTAATATCAACAGCAGAAGTGGCATTGCCCTTGAGCATGTCACGAAGGTCACGCAGAAAGTTAATCGCTTGACGTGTACCATCGACACCACCAAGGAACATTAATTCTTCCACATGCTGCATGTGGGTGTTCTTTTCTTCGACGATGAATGATTTGAGAGTTATCATTATTTAAATTTTTCTGCTAATAATGTTGTTGCCATTTTACCTTTTTCTACATAATTTCTTACTGTAAGACCTATTTTTTGCCCTTTACTGTTGACTCGATTCCCCTCTAACTTTACTCTTAATTCTAATAAAGCATTTTTTTTATTTGACGTAGTTTCTATTATTTGTATTTTTGGTATTTTTGCACCAGAAATAACATTCGTAGAACCTTCAGTATATACTGTTCCTAATTTCACCCCAGTTAATTTATTCTTTATATTTTCAAACTTATATATAGTGCTTTCGCTTTTGTTAAGTTGTACTAATGCAACATCTGGTTCATTTCTTGTAGCATGATACTTCATAAAATTAGCAATATTTTTTTTTAAAGTTTCTTGCGGCAAAGACGATATTTGTTTGTTTGCTTCTTTATAAGCAACAATTAATGCGCCAGCTACGTTTTTTTCTTCGCTTAATAACTTATTATATTTTGTCTCAATATTATTTGAAAATTTTACACCTAATGGTTCAAAAAGAGATTTCATAGAAGCAAAAGAACTTCCACCCACTTGGCCAAATTGTTTCACGTCCTGAGCTTTTAAACTAATTCCAACACCTGCTTGTTTCCCATCAATTATAAGATACAAATCAACTTTTGTTCCAGTTTGGTCTAAAAGACCTTCTGATTTAATTTCTATAACATTTTTTTGATTGTTGTTGTACATCATATCTGCCCATTCCATAACATTTACGCTATTTGAATATGCAATAGATGCATTAACTAGTTCTACAACATCTCTTTGAGAGTAAATTGAAGTATCTAAGAATGCTCGGATATTAACTTCTGCTAAATTTACTTTACATATAACCGTATCTAATATTTTTGGATTTGCGTTTGGCGAATCAAACTCAGTTAAAGAAGTTAACCCACTGGTTTCTTTGACCGGCGGTTTTAATTTTTTAACAACATTAATTACATCATTAAACTGTATTCTTTTTGTTTTTGATAAAAATCTAGCAGTCATTGCCGCTGCTAAAATGCCTTCAGAAACATCGCCTCTATTAAATTTGGCCATTAGAATTCCCCATCTCCGCTTTACATATATTTATAATCTCCATCGTCTGTTGTGTAAACCACTTTTTCAATACCGAATGTAGCGATAGCACGAGCACAACCAGGGCATGGTTTAGAAAGACCATATATCCATTTTTTCGTCTCCACATGCATTTTTGCACGAGCGATATACAACGTAGAACGAGCTATGTCATCTTGACTGACTCGCTTCAGTGCGTTCTTAATAGCATCGGTCTCGGCATGAAGGTATATCGCATCCTCGTTCTTAGCAAACTCTGCTTGAAACGGATGCGACTTCATCTGACTGAAACCAAATCCAATAATATTATTTTTTAAAACAAGACAAGCCGCAAGTCTCGAAGACTTGATCGGCTCTATGTCTTGAGCTAAACGAAACAGATTATTAATGATACGACGGTCGCGGTGATACGTCAAAGCCATTTATACCCTCAAAATACCATGCCCAAAAATTCTCTATGATCTCTTGCTCAGTCTTAGGAGCAAAGGTATTGTCACCCCACCACAGTAAGGCACGTTCACGGATTGCTTCTTCAAACTCGGTCATTTTCAATAAACTCCTTTGCTAGTTTCCATGAGTCACGATAGGCTTCTACTTCCCAAGGTTTAGATTCATAGGGAAGACCATCATACGCACGATACTTACCATCGCGGCATAACCACTTATGACGATATGGATCGAACTGATCGATTAGCTCTCGGCGAACGATCTGCTTACAGTGTATCATCTCATGACAGATCGTGTCAATCAAATCGTCAGTTTTTTTGCTCCTGAGCATCTTACGGTTGAGTGAGATATAGATATCATGGTCGTCCTCACCCTCGTGGCAATTGCCCCAATCAGGCATTTTCTCAAACTCAACCCAGATGTTGATAGTACGATGGCGAGGAAGCATCTTCTTTAGACAGAACTCAATCACTCGTTCTGTCAGATCACGATACTTCTTCGGTCCATTCTCAATATAGATTTCGTTCATCCTAACCTCCAATCTGTCCGATGTGTTTCAGTGCTTTCATTTAGAACATCAGCAATGCGAAGTAGCCAGCGGCGAACATGGAAAGCAAGGAAAAGAATTCTATTACACGAGTCATCATTATTCGTCATCCCAATCATAGAGTCCAGAGTCTAAAAGATGTTTAGTCATCTTCTTAGTTAGTAGAGAATAATCTACGCTATCGATACCCCAGTATCCAGCGTCTATATGACCACATCGCCATGATTCATTCATCATCGTGCCAGAACGATACGGCGATTTTGACCCGGTACCATGATCACACAACATATCATAGACACCTTTTGAATATGCAGTACGCAGTCTAACACTCATCGCGATTTCATCTCTCATTATCTTACGCTCCAATCGTTTCATAGTAACCAGGAGACGAAACCGCAGCACGATTTCCTTGAATGTACTCAACGGTGAGAGGAGCACCAGTGAAGAAGATACATGCTTCGTTGTGAACATCCAGTTCATCCAATTTGACGATAGCAGTAATCGGCATCTTCCAGTTCGAAGGATCGGCGATAGTATCAAAAGCATCGCTCAACTGCTTGCGGGTATAACCCTGAGTGGAAACCACCATGTCATCCATGTCCAGGATCTCCGCTACTGAAACTTCTTTAGTCATCTCAATCTCCTTATCAATCATCATAAGTATATAATAACTTATTTTGATAAATAAGTCAACAAAAAAACAACATTTTTTTCAAAAAAAGTTTTGTTTGATATCAATAACTTACGTCAAAATTGATACCATACCCTTCTCGGTCGAGCATAAAAGAAGGAATTTCACCCTCAAATCCTGCGTTTTGGAGATTGTAAAGAATCTCCTCTGCTCGTAGACTGTTTCTCGTATAACCTACATACCGTTTTGTATTTCGGTCATAGATGCGGAACTGTTTACCTGCTTTGCGAATCTCGTACATTATATCGTCTCCTATGTAAATAACTTGTCAAAATCGCGCCGACCAGCCTTTTTGGTCATCCATTTCATCTTCTCTTCCTCATCATGGCGTTCACCGTATGTGGTGTTGTCCATAACAGGTTTGTCATCCATAATACCATCTTGAGCATCTTGCTCTGTATTATACAGACGCATCTTAGCACGATCCACACCAATCACAAATCTACGATATTGTGTTGGGTCATTGTAACGATTTTTCAACTGCTTTACCATAATCTGACTACGTGCTTCTAAGTCTTCAGATGATACAAGAGCAATCATGAAGTCTACGGTTGCAGGTAGAGCAAATGACTCAGATGTATCTTCAAGACCAGGATCAGAGTTGGAAAACCCAGTACGAGTTGTTTGAGTTGCGCTTACGATAGGAATATTTTTTTCAACAGCAAGACCACGAAGTTCTTCAGCAACAGCCTTAATATATGAATAACTGTTTACATTTGCGCCAAACTTTAATCGGCTAGAGGTACACAGATTGATATAATCGATATACACGATATCTGCTTTGAAGTTTTTCTTCTGATACAGTTCACGAATCAGATGGCGGAAATGATTTGACCCGACAGTAGCAGTAGGATATTCCTTGATGATTAACTTGCCACTCGTCTTCATCTTCAGGCGATTGATCTTATCATCATATAGTTTCTTCGGAAATCCTACGATCTCCTCAAGAGGTATATTCAGTAGATTCGAATCGATACGTTCAGCGATTCTTTCTTCTGCCATCTCAAGAGTGATATACAAAACGTTCTTACCATCAAGAAGATTTGCTGCTGCCATATGACACATTGCAAGAGATTTTCCGACACCAGTGCCAGCAAGAATCACGTTGAGAGTCTTCTTCGGTAATCCACCCTTTGTAATCTTATTCATATAATCAAGATC